TCAATCGACCTTCAGGATGCGCGCCACATTGCCCTGGGCGCGGTAGGTGAGCACCGCCAGCACGATCAACGTGCCCAGGTGACAGAGACTGACCTGCGAGCCGGCGCCGGCCAGCAGGATGTGCAGCGCCTGACCGCCGGTGCTGGCGATCAGCAACCACGCGCACCAGCCCGCGCCGCGTCGATGACGCGCATCGACCGGGCGGTGGTAGGTAAGCAGGCGGACGCAGATGGCGAGCGAGGCCATCAACGTCAGGACGGTGACCAGGCTATGCACTGGGCGGACCTCCACGACGTAGGAAGGAAAAGTCGAATGACTTGCTCTTTTCGATCAGACCCAGCGTGACCGTGATAGCGCACGCCGCGCTAGCGAAGGCGGCCACGCCGCTGGACTTGATCGGCAACCAACGCAGCAGCTCCGGCGCCAGCTGGTAGCCTGCGATCACGCTCACCGGGAAATAGATCAGTCGCGCCAGCAGTGGTTGTTTGGCGGCGGACACCACGAACAACGCGCCGCCGGCGAAGGCGCCGATCAGCGCATCGCCGTCGATGCCAGGCAGTACGGAGGCAAGGCCCACACCGGTGGCGATCAAAAAGCCGCTCGATACGGAGGTGGGTTCGGTCATCAGATCAGTCCCATAGCTGCACAAGCGGCGTTATCGCCGCTGTGGTGGTGGTTACCTCGGGCAACTCCACCGGGGTGCCATGCGGAAGCACAGCGCCCAGTTCGGCTAGGCCGGGATTGAGGAGATAGGTGCGCTCGACCAGGCCGGCCGTGCTGCCCAGGTGGCGCCAGCACAGCAGGTCGACGGTGTCGCCTTGCATCGCGTGCACGCGCATCAGATGAGCTCCACCGTGCTGCGCGGCAGGTTCTGGAGATCGCGCACAGCCCAGCGCTGGTCGCGGCGTAGCTCGGTGATGCTCGGTGACAAGTCGTCGGCGCGCTGGTTGGCGCTGTCGGTCGCGTCGAAGCTGCGGTAACGCTCTGCCACCTCGACCGCCGTGGCGCACGCGACGGCGCGCAGGTACAGCTGCACGCGGCGCGAGACGCCATCGACGGCAGTGCTGGGCACATCAGCCAGCGCCCCGTAGCCGGCTGCCTGCTGCGCCTGCGCCCAAGCATCCAGCTCATCGTTGACCGCCAGCATGGCGGCGACGATGGCGTGGTGCAGACGCGCATCGGTGACGGTGCCATCCAGGCGCATGCTCGCGCGCACAGTCGCTGGTGCGATCGCCGGCCAAAACGGTGCATTGGCGATCGCATCAGGCGTGGCGCTGGTCGTACCGGTGGCAGTGAATCCGCTCATGGATGGCTCGGAAGAGATCGCCGGTGGTCGGGGCGTCACCGCAGCGATGGAGTGCTGTGGATCAGCCCCGAGCCGGCGAGGGTTGCGGGACGCTCGGTTATGCGCTGGTGCCCGCAGGCTCAGCGATGAACTTCTTCAGGAGACGCTCGGCGCGCTCCAGATCCTTCTTGCCGCCGCAGCTGCCGTGCAGGGCGATGGCACGCTGCAGGTCGGCGACAGCAGCGGCGGCGATGGGCTGCGCCTGGTCGGCGGGCGTCTCATCGGTGATGCCTGCCAGCGATGCGCGGGCCAGTGCCAAGTGCAGCTTGGCGCGCACCTCATCGGGCATGTCCTGCTCGGCGGTCAGCGCTGCGGTGTCGGCCAGGACGGCCGCATCGAACGGCTGGCCGGTCTTCTGCGCCGACAACGCGGCTTCGGCAATTTCCTCGGCCAGCACGCAGCCCACTGTGCGGGTGAAGCGGTCGGGCATCTGCAGCTGGTGCTTGAGCACATAGGCGCCCAGCTCCAGCGCGCCGGCATAGTCGCCGGCATCGATCCGCCACACCATGCACGTGGTAACGATCTCGTCCTGCGCGCCCTGACCGCCGGCAAGCACGCCGGCCAGGTACGGCACATAGCCGGGCAACAGCTGCACCTTCAGCGCGGCCTTGCCCTGGTCGGACTGGATTTGCTTCAGGCGCAGGCGATCGCTCTGCAGCTGCGCCATGTGCTGCTCGTAGGCGGTGGCGCCGGCCATCAGCTGGTGCGGTGCACGCTGGGCGGCTTCCAGCTCGGCTAGCACGCGGCTGTGGTGACGCTTGGCGGGACTGTCGGCCATGGCTTAGGCCTCGATCTCGATGTGCTCGACCACGCAGCCCAGGCCGTAGTCCTCGACCACGTAGGCATCGTTGGAGGACTCGTAGTTCTCGATGCGATCGCGGGCGGGTACTTCCTGGATGTAACGACGACGGCCGCCGGTCTGGTAGTAGATCGACAGGTTTGCCAGCGAGGTGACCATCAATGCGCCGTCCGGCAGGTACGGCACCTCGGCCACCTGCAGGCCGCCGACGCGGCGCTGGCTCAAGATCAGGTCGGTGGCGATCTTCTCGCTCGCCGGCTGATCCTTGTTGACCATCGGGAAGTACTTGTCGTGCATCAAGTCGCGGCCGAGCACCACCACCAAGCTCGGATCCTTGCGGTGCCACGGGTCGAGCAAGTTGCTCACCACGTCGAACACCAACGCGTCGAGGTTGCGGTAATCGGTAGCGTCCTTATCGGCGCCGATGAGCACCTTGCCTGCCGTCTTGCCGCTTGCCAGCACGCGCTGGGCGGCATTGGTGCGGTACTGCTGCAGCCAACCGATGTTGACGTCTTGCAGCAGCGGGAACGCAGCGCGGTCGGTGTCAGCAGCGGCATGCGTGCCGTTAAAGCCGATCTGCAGACGGTCCAGCGCCTGGCGCTTGACGATGGCATCGCGCAGGCGTGCTTGGAAGTCCGGGAACTTTGCCCAGGTATCGAGCAACGCATACGGAATCGCGGTGTCGAAGTCGGTCTTCTTTGCCAGGTACTCGTTCTTGTCGAGCGCGGCGACGTTGCGCGGGGTGCGGGTCTTGCCAGCGCCGGTATCGGTACGGCTGGCGATGCTGCCGGTGACGCCGATGCCCACCTTCTGGCCGGACAATTCGTCCACCGGGATGATGTTGACCTTGGACAGGAATTCGCTCGACTCCTGCATGCGCGTTTCCAGCTTCTGCTGCACGGTCGGATCGACAGCGAAGGAATGGAAGGCGGAGGTGATGCCGTTGAGCTTGGCGATCTGCTCGGCGAACTGGTTGAACTGCAGGCGGGTGGCGTTTTGCATGATGGCTCCGAAGGTGTGGCGCTGCGGCGTGTGTGTGGTGTGGGATCAGCAGTCGGTCAGCACGGCCGCGCCGCTGCCGGTGACTACCGGGCGTGCGGGCTGCGCGGGGTCGGGCTGCTGCGACAGCGACTCGCGCAGCTGCGCCAGGTCGTCCGCCAGCTGCGCGTGCTTGGTCGCCTGCTCGTTGTGCTCGGCCTGCAGGCGGTTGAAGCGTTCGTCCTGGCCGCGCACGTGCTCGGCAATTTCTTCGATGCCTTCGCCGAGGTCTGCAAACTGCGCGGCGGTGATGCCGGTGGCGTCCTCGCTCTTAAGCGCGGTGCGGATCCGGCTGAGCAGATTGGCGACCGGACCTTCGCTGACTTCGCTGAATTCCAGTGCGGTCTCTTCGGCAACGGTGAACAGGTTGCCCGGTGACTGCTTGCGATCGGCCAGCGGATTAGCATCGGGGTGCTGGCTGGCGAAGCTGAGCATGGAGGTGCCAAGGCTCGCCGGTGAATCGGTCACAGCCAGGCCGACCAGATACGCCTTGCCGGTGTTGGCGAACTTCTCTTGCACCTCGATGCTGGTGTAGAGCTTCTGTTTGGACTTGTTGATGGTGATCAGATCGGCAGTCGGCTCGATCTGTGCAAACAGCGCCAGGCGCTTGCTGCCGTCGATCTCTACCTCTTCGGCCTTCACTGCAGTGACATCGCCATACGCACGGAACGGCGAATCCGGCAGCAGGCTGCGCATGTGCTCGATCCAGATGCGGGCGTTGTAGGTCTCGCGGTTGTAGGTCGCGGCCATGTCGTCGATCCAGCTGCGCTGAATCGTGCGGCCATCGGTGGTGGCGCCTTCGACGGCCACGCGGAACCAGTTAGAACGAAACTTCTTGGCCTTGGCTGACATGGGTGTCCTCTGCGCTGGATGCGTTTGCGATGACCCATGGTCAAATGCAACGCATAGCGCAGCAACGAAAACACCGTGTAAACAAGGTGATTACGCTTTGCTCAACTGTCGGGATTAAGAGGTGTGCTGCACCCTGATCGGCATGCAAAGCGTTGCCACCCAGCTCCCGATGGACACCCGCAGACAGGCCAAGTTCCTGTACTGGATGGGATGGCGCGTGACCGAAATTGCGCAGGCCATCGGCGAGAACGAGAAGACTGTACACAGCTGGAAGTCGCGTGACGAGTGGGATCGCGCAGATAACGTTGAGCGTATCGGTGGAGCACTGGAAGCGCGCCTGGTCGTGCTGATCATGAAGCCGGAAAAATCCGGTGGCGACTTCAAGGAAATCGATCTGCTGCACCGGCAGCTGGAGCGCCAGGCGCGCATCCAGCGCTATCAGGGCGGCGGCAATGAGACCGACCTGAATCCAGCTATTGCTAATCGCAATGCCGCGCCGAAGAAGAAGCCCAAGCGCAACGACTTCACCGGCGAACAGATCGAGCAGCTGACCACGGCATTCGTCGACGGCTGCTTCGACTATCAGCGCGATTGGTACCGGGCTGGCAACGAGCGCACCCGCATCATCCTAAAGTCGCGCCAGATCGGCGCCACGTTCTACTTCGCCCGCGAGGCGCTCATCGATGCGCTCACCACCGGGCGCAACCAGATCTTCCTCAGTGCGTCCAAGGCGCAGGCGCACCTATTTCGCGGCTACATGCAGCAGTTTGTGCGCGAGACGATCGACGAGACGCTTTCCGGCGGCGACAGCATCGTCTTTCCCAACGGCGCCGAGCTGTTCTTCCTGGGCACCAATGCGCGCACCGCGCAGGGCTACCACGGCAATTTCTACTTCGACGAATTCTTCTGGACCTACGGATTCAACGAGTTGAACAAAGTCGCCAGCGGCATGGCGATGCACAAGAGGTGGCGCAAGACCTACTTCAGCACGCCATCGAGCATGGCCCACGAGGCCTACACGTTCTGGACCGGCGAGCGCCGCAACAAGGGCAAGCCGGCGGCGCAGCGGATCCAGATCGATGTGTCGCATGACGCGCTGGCCGGCGGGCGCCGCTGCCAGGACCGCGCCTGGCGGCAAATCGTCAACATCCTCGACGCCCAGCGCCGTGGCTGTGACCTGTTCGACATCGACGAGTTGCGCGAGGAATACAGCCCGGACGCGTTTGCCAACCTGCTGATGTGCGACTTCGTCGACGACGGCGCCAGCATCTTCCCGCTGGCGATGCTGCAGCCGTGCATGGTCGACAGCTGGGTGGAGTGGGGCCAGGAATACAAACCGTTCGCCGCGCGCCCCTACGGCGATCGCGCGGTGTGGATCGGCTACGACCCAGCTGAAACCGGTGACACTGCTGGCCTGGTCGTGCTGGCGCCACCGCAGCAGCCTGGCGGCAAGTTCCGGCTGCTGGAGCGCATCCAGTTCCGCGGCATGGATTTTGCCAAGCAGGCCGCCGAGATCGAGCGCATCACGCGCCGCTACTGGGTGACCTACATCGGCATCGACACCACCGGCATGGGCAGCGGCGTGGCGCAGCTGGTGAAGCAGTTCTTCCCGAATCTGGTCACCTTCAGCTACTCGCCCGAGGTGAAAACGCGCCTGGTGCTCAAGGCGTTCGACGTCATCCACAACGAGCGACTGGAGTTCGACGCCGGCTGGACCGATGTGGCGCAGTCGTTGATGGCCATCCGCAAGACGATGACGGCCAGCGGCCGGCAATCCACCTTCACCGCCGGCCGCTCGGAAGAGACCGGCCACGCGGACCTGGCGTGGGCACTGTTCCACGCGCTGCAGAACGAACCGTTGGAAGGGCGCACTGCGCGCAACTCCGGCTTCATGGAGATCTCTTGATGTTGACCGACCAGCTGCCCGCCACCGCGCCTGCAGCGCCCACGCGTGCCGAGGCCTTCACCTTTGGCGACCCGACGCCGGTGCTCGATGGACGCGGCGCGCTGGACTATCTGGAGTGCTGGCAGAACGGGCGCTGGTACGAGCCGCCGGTGGCGCTGGATGGCCTGTCCAAGACCACGCGCAGCAATCCGTTCCTGCAGTCCGGGCTGATCTTCAAGCGCAACATGCTGGCGCGCACCTTCAAGCCGCATCGGCTGCTGACGCGTGAGGCCTTCGAGCAGCTCTCGATGGACTGGATCACGCTGGGCAATGGCTACCTTGAGCGCCGCCGCAACCGCATAGGCGGTGCGCTGTCGCTGGCTGCGCCGTTGTCCAAGTACGTGCGGCGCGGGATCACCGAGGGCGAGTACTTCCAAGTGCGCACGTGGCACGACGAGCATGTGTTCGAGCCGGGCAGCGTGTTCCAGCTGCGCGAAGCCGATGTCGATCAGGAACTCTACGGCCTGCCTGAGTGGATGCCGGCGATCCAGTCGGCGCTGCTCAACGAGTCGGCCACGCTGTTCCGCCGCAAGTACTACAACAACGGCTCGCACGCCGGCTTCATCCTGTATCTAACTGACCCGCAGCAGAGCCAGGAAGACGTGGATGCGCTGCGCAACGCCATGAAGGGAGCCAAGGGGCCGGGCAACTTCCGCAACCTGTTCCTGTACTCGCCAGGCGGTAACAAGGACGGTTTGAAGCTGATCCCGGTCAGCGAGGTGGCGGCCAAGGATGAGTTCAGCGGCATCAAGGGCATCACCCGCGACGACATGCTGGCCGCGCTACGGATCCCGCCGCAACTCATGGGCATCGTGCCGCAGAACGCCGGCGGCTTCGGGTCCATCCGTGAGGCCGCTGCCGTGTGGGCTGCCAACGAGCTGGAACCGCTGCAGGCGCGCATGTTGAAGATCAACGACTGGGTGGGCGATGAGGTCATCTCATTCACCCCCTATGCGCCGCCTGCGGCCGCGTAATCCTTTCCCAATGCAAGACCACGCAATGCTCAAGAATCTCCGTTGTGGCGAATGCGCCCGCCTGCTGTGCAAGGCCGGCGCCTTCGACGAAATCCAGATCAAGTGCCCGCGTTGCGGCACGCTCAATCACCTGAAGGCCGAGAGCCTCACCTCCGATCGCCGCGAGCGAATCCAAGAAGGCTCTCACCATGAAAAACCAGCTGCTCCAGGGCGACGCCCTGACCATCCTGCCCACGCTCGAAGCCAATTCGTTCGACGCGCTGATCACTGACCCGCCGTATGCGAGCGGCGGGCTGACCGCCGCTGCCCGGGCCCGGCCACCTTCGACCAAGTACTGCCGAGATGGCGGACATGCCGACTTCGTTGGCGACGAACGCGACCAACGCTCGCACCTGAAGTGGATGCACCTGTGGCTATCCGAGTGCGCGCGCGTGCTCAAGGACGGCGCGCCGGTGCTGCTGTTCACCGATTGGCGGCAGCTCCCGCTTACCACCGACGCGCTGCAGATCGCCGGCTTTACCTGGCGCGGCATCACCGTCTGGGATAAGACCGAAGGCGTGCGGCCGCAGTTGGGGCGCTTCCGGAACCAGGCCGAATACATTGTGTGGGGGAGCAAGGGCAACATGCCGCTGGATCGGCGGGCGCCTGTGCTGCCGGGTGTTATTCGAGAAGCTGTTCGAAAAAACGACAAGCATCACCTAACCGGAAAGCCCACCGAGTTAATGCGGCATCTCGTAAGGATCTGTGAGGTTGGCGGGCGGGTGATCGACCCTTTCGCAGGCAGTGGCACCACCTTGTTGGCGGCCCAACTGGAAGGCTATGAATGGACTGGTATCGAGATGACACCACATTACTTGCAAGTTGCTTCGGATCGATTGCTCTAAAAATACAGGCAGGCTTAAGTGTAAGCCTGCCCATTCACCTACGTTAGCGTGTTCGTGAGATGAGTCGGGAGGTGGCCGACGAGTACTAGTTGCTGTGCTTCTTCCCACGCAAAATATACTCGCAACCCGCGACGAATATCTCGACTATCAGACCCTGCTAAGTGAAGTTCAAGCGGATATCGATTGCCCTCCCACTTGACATGGTATTCGTCGCTATAGCGCTGCTGGCGTACCGCCTCACCTGTGGGTCCAACGCGAAATCCAATTCGCACTGCTGCTTCATCGAACATTGTTTTGCTTTGGCCGCCGCCTTGAGTCTTCATGTCCCAGTACTCGGTAGCAAGTAGGAGCAATGCTTGATAGATCTTCTGTGGTTCCAAATGATCACTTCGAGAGACCTCTCGGAGTGCACGTGGCGTTAAGACCAAACGTCCAGCGAGATGACGCTCACACCAATCGCCAATGCCTGTGAGCGAGTTTGGGATTACAGGTTCCGTGAATAGACCTTCTTTGAATAGCTTTCTTTCTAAAAAACGAATTCTTTCGGAATATAAATAAAGACGCGCCTGCGTTTGCTGCTGGGCCGAAGCCGCATTTTTTGCCGACTTTTCCTCGTCCAAAGCGATGGTGCGCCACTCTTCCATGTCCTTTTGTAACTTTTCAAGATCCTCGCGTAGCTCCTCAATTGCTGGGATAGAAAGGGAGGTTTCGCTAAGCGCTGCTTGAACGCGCTGTTTGGCGGCGATCTGACGAATTAGGCCGAAGCTTGGGAGATCCCTGGTTTCATCTTTCGTCCCTACCGTATCGAACATGGCGACCGAAGTTATCGCCTTTATAAGAGCGCCGAAGTTTCCATTCCACGGACTTCGATAGAGGGGATGACGCTTGCTGTCGTCCACGTCTGGATCAAAGTCGACCCGATATAGGCGCATAGCATCGCCGAAGACACCCAGCTCTCGCCCATAACGGTCAGTCAATTCGTCTGCAGCTTCAGGCGTACAAGTTGCGACTACCGTGAGTCCGGCCAAACGTTCAGCTAGCCTTGCCGCAGCGCCAAATGAACTAGCGTTGCGCGACCTGCTTACAACCAGAACTGATGAGGTTCGTTGTGTTGATTCAAGGTATTGAACTAGCTCATCAACTTCATGTGGGCGGTCTATTTCCCAGAGTGCCCCATCTAGATTTCTCCCTCCTTCTTGCAGTCCCTGGGTTATTGCTAGGTCCCGAATAACGGCGGGAAGCCCGGGCGCTCCAATAACTGAGAGATTAGGCGGGATCATGACGCTCAGCGTGCATCCAAACGCTGGGCGGCCCCCAGGCTGATCAACAAAAGCCAGTTCAACGCGCCATTGCCTACCCGGGACTTGGCTACACGGGTCATCCAGGCGAATCGCCCAAAGCCCAGGTGCCGATTCAATCGACAGGCTTCGAAGGCTATCCTCATCTTCTAAATGAATGGGACGTCCAGCGCTAGCCTGCTCGGCAGTCACATGCCAGCGCTTCTTCTGGCGGACCCAATGAAGCACCACGTCCCTAGCACTGCTCAGCGGATCTGAACCCGTACCTGGATCCACGGTTCCGATCACCTGGAACTGCCTGTTGTACCTACCGGGCATGAGAGACATAGCCATCTCTCTACCCGCTGCATCCGCTGTAAGGCGATTTGACTCTCTCATAGCTCCCCCCCGAGCTCCCTTGAATACCAACTATGCCCTTTTGGTCTCTCAAGCCCAAGCCCCCCCCCCCGTTTATTAGTGCGCGCGCAATCGTCGCCCCGTCACGCCTGCGGCCTTCATACGTGGTTTTCGACGCCCCCCCCCCCTCGCAGGGTGGCCCTAGGCCGCGCTGCTGTTACCGATCCCTGCGATTCAAGGGGGTCTCTCTTCCCTGCAGATACGTGCGCGCCTGGGGGCTTTGCGTGGCGTCGCGGCTGCGTTCCCGTTGCTAGGCTTCCCGGCGCATTTCGGCAAGTGACCATCGAAATCAGGTAATCGGTAATCCGAGACCTGAAACAGGGTCTAACCGATTGATCTCGTTAGGAAGTTTGGATTGCACCACACTGGTCGCTGCGCAACTGGAGGGCTTTGAGGCGGTCGGCATCGAAATGACCGACCAGTGCGCTGCCGTGACACGCAATCGACTGAAGGTGCTGTAATCCCCCGAAATTAGCCGCCATGGTGGCGGCTCTGTCTTTACCGCGCAGGAGATGGACGCAATGCAATCACGCGATATTGCCCTTTATCGCCGTATTGCTTCGTCTTCTTCTCGACAACGGCGCAGAGCCTGTCTGCATCACACGGCGCCAGGTCGGCGCGGGCGACGCGATCCAGATACGCAATCTCGGCACGACGCTGTGCGGCTTCGGCTAACCCGGACTGTGCGGCCTTGAGCGCGTAGGCGGCGACACCCACGCACAGCAGCGCCCCGATGATGATCACGCTCAAGCCGATCCACATGCGACGCGTGACCATCGCTTCCAGGGATTGCTGTGCTTGCGCATAACGATAGGTTGCATGCTCGAGCGTCTGGTCTGCATCGACCATCTTCTTGTTGAACCGTGTGACCGCCGGTTCCAGCGACTGCGTCAACGCCTGGTTGCTCAATTGCGTCAGCCGGGGCAGTGCATCCTGCACGACCTGAGTGACGCGTTGGTCTGCGCGGTTGGCCGCTTGCTGTAGCAGCTGCAGCTGCTGGCGCACCAGATCTTCCAGGGCCTGCTCTCGCCGCTGCAGCTGGCCGATCAGTGACGCCATCGCCTGGATCGAGTCCCGCATTGCCTCTTGCGCATCGTCGCTGTGTCGCATCGGTGAGGTGTTCTGCATGTCCATGGTCGCCTCTTGAGAATTCAACTCGCCGAACGGGGCTGCGCTAACCGCCACCACCACCACCGCCTCCACCTCCACCTCCACCTCCACCGCCTCCACTGCCTCCACCGCCTCCATCTCCACCAGGAGCTCCGCCTGGCGAGCCGCCCTGCATTGCAGGCCCGTGCGCGAACTGCGGCAGCGTCATCACCATCACTGGGCCGCGGCTGGTCTGTGCCTCGGCCGAGACGTCCAGCCCCAATGCCTGTTGCGCGGTCGCCTGTTGCTCGGCCTGCTGCAACGCCTTGGCGTCCAGATGCGCATGGCCTTGCTCGGCAAGGGCAGCGCTGTTCGCGCTGTTGGCGACCCGCTTCAATGCCTGCTCGATGGCCAGATCATTCTTGCTGTCGATGGCATAGAGCAGATCATCCACATCTGGATCGCCGGTAATGGTCTTGCGTATGGGTTGCGGACGATCATCGTCGTGCTCACCAGCAGATAGCGCATCCGCCTGGTGTTGCGGCGCAGCTTCTGCGGCCCTGGAAGGTGGCTTTCGCAGTGCAGAGGGGCCGTTCGGGTCGTAGCCTTCACGCAGTTCCAAATCCGTATACGGTTGTTCGCCACGCTCCACGCGTGCTTGCCGGGCTTGCGCAATGCGATCCTCCGTTTCCAGCTCCTGCTCGAGTCGGATGCGCATCTCGCGCATGGATCGCGCAATTTCTTCCCACGAGTTAGGGTCCGGCACAGCTGCGGCAGGCGGCGCCTGCTCTTGTGATTGACCCACGGAGGGCGCCTGGTGCGCATCGGCGTCGCCATCGTGCGTGCCGGTGGCGCGACCGATGGCCGGCGTCGCCGGCGAGGACGCCGCCGCGTGCGTGAGGTGCGGGGGGACGGGCAGTGCGGCGCCCGTATCGGTCTCCGATGGTGCCGAGGGCTGTGGCGCTTCCGCTAGCTGCCCGTCACGCTGCGCAGCCAGCGATTGCTCAGGCGGCAGGTTTGGGGCTTGCACTGCACGCGCGTGTCCTGACGCGTCGGGCTGCTGCTCCACGTCCGAGGTGGGCAGGTGGCGCGTTGCTTGCAGATCCGCAACGTGCTGTGGATCTTCCGGCGCGGTGGGCGCGATCGCAGCGCTTTGCACTCTCATGTGCTGGATGTCGTTGTCACGCGCTTGTTGTGCGTGCTGGCTCTGCGTCTGCTGCTCCGCTACGTCGAACGAAGCGGATTGCGCACGTTCCGCCTGCGGCTCCGGGGACTGCTGGGCGACACTGTCCTGGCTGGACCGATGTGCGGGGGCGTGTTGTTGTGCGCCCTGCGTATGGAGCGGCGGCGGCTCGCGTGACGCGGTTTCCCGTGCCAGATCCTGCTCGCGCTGTAGCGCTTCTTGGGTGTGTAGCGGTGCTTGCGCTTGATATTGCGTTTCCTGCGCCTGACTGCGTTCTGCCTGCTGCTGTTCGGCATCCTGGGCTTGACGTGCCACATGGTACTGCTCGGCATCCTGAGCTTGACGTATTTCCTGCTCCCGCTGCTGTGCCTGTTCTTGCTGCTGGGTGTCGTGTGCCTGGCGCTCAGATTGCTCGCGCCGGGCGTCCACCATCTGTCGCTCTTGCTGCTCCTCGTGCTGCAACGCTTGCTGACCAAGCTCTAACGCAGCATGCGCCTGCATCGCCGCAGTCGCCTTTGCCCGATCCTCATGGGCTGTCTGCTCCTGCAGCGCGTGCGCGCGTGCCTGTGCAGCCTGCTGCTCCTGCGCCTGGCGCTCCTGCTGCTCGCGCTCCTGACGCGCCTGCGCCGCGCCGGCTGCCTGCATCCGCACCTGCATATCGAGCCCCTGCTGCGCACTGGCAGATGCATTGGAGCTCGACGTGTTGTTGTCGGTCGATCCCTCGGACGCTTGCGCGGTGGATGTCGTTCGCTGTACCGGCACCTCGGCAGAAGAGAGACGCACGTGTCCTTGCGCCTGTACTTCGCTCAGAGCCTGGCGGATCTCTTCGGTGCTGGTGACGGCAGCAATGCGCTCCACGCCATCGGCACCGCGTTGCAGATGCGCGATCGGACTATCCGCACCGAACTGGCCCCCAGGCCCGCGCTGCAATTGCATGGCGCCATCGCCGGAAAGCCCGGCTGCTTCGCGCGTGCGCTGCGTCGCCAGCTCGATCGCCTCGCGCCATTGCGGTTGCAACTCGGTGCCGACGATGCGGTAACGGTAGAGCGTCTGCTCGCGTTGCACCTCCTGCGCGGATGGTGGCGACTGCTGGATGGCGGCGATGGCCTGGGCATGCTCGGCCACGGCCGGTTGCAGGATCGTGCGGGTGGTCTCCAATTCCAGCGCCACATTGCCTGTCGCAGTGCCAGCCTCGCCGGCCCAGCGGCCGTCGGCAGCGCGGCGATACTGGTGCCCATCGGAGGCGGTCAGCGCATCCGGGTTCGGCAAGGCACTCTGTACTGTCTCGGACAGCGGCAAGCCGGCGGCCGCCCAGCCGCTGCGCTGATAAGCCAGCTCGTAACGTGCGGCAATGGCGCCAGGGCTGTTTGCGATGTTGCGGGCGATGACCTGCTGGGCTTGTGCATCCAGTTCCGCTGCGCGTGGTGGCGTGGCGGTCTCCTGCGCATAGATGCCGCGATCGTTGGCGCCCGTGATCTCGGTCTTGACCTGGCGATGCCACTGGCCGTCTGACGCATCGCGCTGCCAGTCGGCGGTACTCAGGCTGGGACGGTCGGTGGCGTTGGCCGGCAGGCGGTAAGGGTCTTCTGGAGCGGGAGCGTCTTTCAGCGCCAGCGCCGCAGCGGCGTTGGTCGCCTGGTAATTCAGTTCGCGCGCTTTTTCGTAGCTGGCGAAGATGGGCGTTGCGGTGGGGTTGTCCACGCCATCATTGGTGGTATCGGCCATGCCCTCGCGCGACCACGCGGTGCCATTGAACGACCACTGCCTTCCATCGCGATCGGTCTGGTGATAGATGGCGCGGTTGTCCAGCAGGTCGGCGGCCTTCTCGCCGGCCTTGCTCATCACGTAGGCGTCGGCGGCGATCAGCGCCATCGGCCCGGCGCCCGCAGCGCCCAGCGCATACGCCGCCGTGCCGCCTGCCCAACCGCCGACATTGCGGCCGGCGAAATGCGCAAGCTCCGAGCGTGCGGCCAACGGGTTGTCCTGCGAAAGCAACGTGGCGATCTTTTCGCCGGATTGTTGCGCTTCGTAGAAGGTAGCCGCCACGCCCAGGGCACCGGCAGTCCTGATGCCGGGGCGGTCGAGCATCGGGGGCGGATAGGGCCTGACTTCGACACCGGGCATGCGCGACAAGCGTGCCGTCAGCGCGTCGCCCTCGGTCAATGCGGCATCGGCCACCTGCGGGCTGCGTTGCACTGGCCGTGCGGTGTTTGCGAGGGGCATCAATGCCTCATGTAGCGGCTCGGGCCGCTGCAACGGCAGGTGCACCACCTCGCCCGGCTGCGCATAACGCGCATAGTCGGCGGTGAGTTGGTGCACCTGCCCGGCAGGCGTGGCACGGTCCACATTCGGCAACACGCGGAACAGCGGATTGCCCTCTTCCGAGCGATGGATCACATTCATGCGCGCATCGGTCGGCTCGTGCATGCGCGGCAGCATCGGCTCGCTGAGCAGGCCGTTGTGGTAATCGGTCATCAGGTTGAGGCTGCGCACGCCCAGCCCACCGCGCAGATACGTGCCGCCGATGTCCGAATGCGCGCCTGCCACGGTGACATGCAAAAAGCGACCGTCTTCGGAAACGCCGTGCGGAATGATCTGATCCACCGGAAACAGCCCGCGCCGCTCATCGGCGGCACTGATCTGAAAGCCGGACACCACCGACGGCGGCAGGCGTCGGTCGAACACCTCCATATAGCCAGTGGGCACCGGGTCGTACAGGCCCACGCTCATCGGGGTACGGCCAGGGGCCTGGTGGTAGCGGTTGTAGAGCGGCTGGCCGTTTTCGTCGATGCCGCTGATGCCGCCGTCGGGGTCGGGAATGCCGCGCTCGTCGATCATGCGGGTCAATAGCGGGATCTGACTGCCACCGCGACTGAAGCCTTCCAGGTGGTAGGCAATCCTTGCATCAGGGTCTAACTGAAAGATTTCCTGCGATTCCCGAGTCAACCGCTTATACATTTCGTTCGCACGTGCCAGGCTTGTGCGGCCGGTAGCTCCGTCCAACGTTCTCGCCAGTACGTCGTCCTGAGTGCCGGGGCCTTCGATGTATTCGTAGCGGATTCGTTTTAAGCCTGATTCTTGCAATTTTTCGATTTGGTCGAGAAATTTAGCAACATTGGTGGCGTGCACTGGATCGGCATAGACGTTGTTGCCGGTGCCATCCATCAAGCCGACGATCAGATAAGAATGTGGATCGACACGATCCAGCAGCTGTGGGGCCTTGAAGCGATAGAGGTCTCCCGCCGCCTGTTCGTAGGTACTCAGATGCCCGGGCGTCGCGGCATAGTGCGACACGCCATCGAGCGGCAGGCCATCTTCGCCGAGTTGCAGAAAGGTCTTCCTGTCCAT